AGCCCTTCTCCCCCAGAGGCTCCTGGATGGGCCCAGAAGAGCCTAGAACGGCCGCAGACGGCCAAGATGCACCAGGATGGATTCGTACTACCTCGGCTAGAAACAGGCGCTCCACGGGGGACATTTGACAGTCATGGTCCGGCGGCTCGGGAATGGCTGGAAAGTGTGTACGGGATGAAGTTGCGCGGCTGGCAGGCTTACGCGCTTGACCGGGCGCTCGAGTACTACCCCGAAACTGGAGAGTTGTGCTGGGAAATTGTGGTTCTCACAGTTAGTCGCCAGCAGGGCAAGTCATATCTAGCCCGGGCTATTTTGATGTGGCGGCTACATCACGCGGAACTTTTTGGTGAATGCCAGACAGTCCTTAGCGTGGCTAATAAAAGATCCACGGCGATCGAGGTCATGCGCCCGGCTGGGCTTTGGGCCATGGAAAAGTACGGGAAACAGGCCGTCAAGTGGGGAAATGAGCGTGCAGGAATCGAGTTGCCGTCGGGCGACCGATGGCTAATCCACGCGGCGAACGATTCCGCGGGTGTGGGATTCTCAATTAACATGGCATTTCTCGACGAGGCCTGGTCGATTCCAAGCCAAATTTTTATGAGCAGCATCGGGCCCACGATGTCAGAAAGACTCATGCCACAGGCCTGGCTGGTTTCGACGGCCGGTGATTCATCCAGTGACCTAATGGCGTCATACCGTCAACGGGCCATCGACCACCTGGGCAAGGAAGACCCGGGAAATATCTTGCTCCTCGAGTGGTCGGCCCCACCTACGGCAGATCCCGACGACCCAGAGACTTGGAAATACGCCAGCCCCGAATGGAACGACAAGCGCGAGGCCTACCTCCGAGGCCAATGGGAAAACATTGAACAGTCCTCGTGGCTACGCGAATACCTCAACCTATGGGTACCTCGAGCGAACCATTGGCTTAAGGATTCATGGTGGAAAGAAACCCAATCCGACGAGCCTCTACCACCATCGGCTACATGGTCAGTCGCGGTCGAGTCCGACTTCGACGGTATGGGGCACGCGGTAGCGATCGCCGCACCTCTAGAGGATGGCCGGATCGTGTGTAGGGTTACGACTCACCGCACGATTAAGGAAGTTGACGCACGTCTAGGGGAGATCCGCAAAGAGCACCCCAGCCTATTTATACAGGTCACCCCAGGATATGTGGACAGGCTTCAGGAGCGTTTCGACGAATTGGTAGGGCAGCGTGAGGCGGCCGCCGCAACCCAAAACCTTTTGGACTTGTTCGATCGCCGGGCAATCGTGCACGAGGAATCAGAAACCCTCCTTGAGCATTTCACTCAATCAAACATATCCAAGCGTCAAGGCGGATGGGTCATGTCAGCCCGAATGGGTCATGGCGGTGTATATGCGGCACGTGCAGTGATGTTCAGCCTTTACCAGGCATCTAAGACTCCTAGGCCAATGGCCCGTATTCACACCAGGAGGCGCGCCTAATGCTCATCACCCTCGATCCTTGGGAATACTCGTGGGCCTGCCATGTAGGAATAGAACGCTATACAGCCAACTGGCAAAAAGCAGACGCAAAGCATTACGACCGTAGCCGAATGGAGGATGACCGGACAGCCCAACAGGCCGCGGCCATTTGCGAATTGGCAGTAGCCAAAGCCACCAATAGATACTGGTCAGGGCATTACTGGTCAGGACAGGCGCATGACGCTAATAAGCATCTGGCCGACGTCGGGTCCAATATCGAGGTGCGCAGAGTAAGGATCGGAGAATCTGCCGCGGTCAGGAGACGCCAACTTGGGAAAGGCCTAATACTCTTTGCCGCTCACCTACCAGATGCCGAATTTCGAACCGTTGAAATATGGGGATGGATTGCAATGGAGGAAGCATGGGCCCTAGGTCAACCAGCCCCCTACGATTTGGAGAACACTCGACTGATTCATCGTAGCGAATTGACACAGATAACGAGACACGCATAAACCGCGAAATCCGCGCACACTTGACCAGCATGTGATATGGGCCCAGAATTACACCCGTGGCGTTTCCCCGTTCACTCAAGGTCGTACGGGACCAGGCACAGATTCAGTCAGCAGTAATGCAGGCGGTATCCGAGCCGGTCCCGTACGTCCGCGACTCCACTGCCCAATTACTTTCGATGATCCAGCAGTCGGGCACGTTCTCGCTGGCACTCAGCACCGCGCTACAGGTGCCGGCATTCGTCAAATGCCTCAAGGTTTACACAAACACAATCAGCGCATTCCCTCTAAAGGAATACGTCGGCAAGGATCAGGTCGTCGCCCGTGGCGTGCTCGTGCAGCCAAGCCCTCAGACGACCTACGCCTCGATCATGGGCCGCACAGTTCAGGATCTCCTGCTCTACGGATTTGCCTATTGGCGTGTCGCGGCCCGGGCGTGGGATGGCTACCCGACAGAGTTTGATTGGATGCCCTACACACAGGTCTCATTCATGCCGGACGCTACGACCGAAGCAATGATGGACCCGATCCCCGCATTCGGCACGATTTACTGGAATGGCGTACCGGTTCCGCCTCGTGACGTCGTGCGATTCGACGGAGACTCGACCGGTGGCTGGCTCGACACTATGCAGTCAGCCGTCAACACTGCCGCAGCACTTGAGGCCGCAGCATTGCGCTACGCCGAATACCCAGTCCCGAATGTTATCCTGAAGAACTCGGGCGCCGACCTGCCAGGCACTGTGGTCGACGATCTACTCGAGGCCTGGGAAACAGCCCGCACAAACCGCTCGACGGCCTACCTGAACTCGACGATCTCGACCGAATCGGTCGGCGGATTCTCGCCTAACGATATGCAGTTGACCGACGCGAGAAACGCAAGCGCCCTTGCGGTCGCCCGGCAGGCTAATCTCGACGCGGCATGGGTCAACGCAACCCAGTCAGGAAGCGCGCTCACGTATGCCAATAGAGTTGATTTGTACAGACAACTTTTGGACCTATCGCTCACTCCCGTGATGCTGCAAATCTCGCAGCGTCTATCCATGAACGACATCACCCCTCGAGGCCACGCCGTCGAGTTTGACACTTCCGTATTCTTGCGCGGCAACCCAGCCGAGATTGCTGCGCTAATCGCAACGCTGCGCCCGCTTGACGTTATCTCGATCGACGAATCCCGCGAACTACTCGACCTACCCGACCTAATGCAATCCGACCCAATGCTGAGGCCATAATGCAGACCACAGAATTTACCGCCGATCTCGTAATCGAGATGCGCGAGACCACCGAAAATTCAGACATCGCTGGCCAGGGCTACGGCCGGGCCGTTCCCTACGGGCTCGATACCCAGATCGGAAATGTGCGCGAGTCTTTCGCAACTAACGCATTCCGCCCCGAGGATGTCATCGGACGGCCTCTCGCCTACCGTCACGGCGAGCCCATCGGCGTCATTACCGCCGCAAAGAATGAAGCCGACGGCCTCTACATTGACTTTAATATCGCGAACACCGTCCAGGGCCGCGACGCCGCTACCCTCATCCGCACAGGCTCGGCCAAGGGCCTCAGCGTGGGATTCCAGCCCACGAAGTCAGTGTGGAACCGCGCAAAGACCACCGTCCAGCACCTCGCCGCCAATCTGGCCGAGGTCAGCATCACCCACATGCCCGCTTACGCCACCGCAGGCGTAAGCGCGATCCGAGAGGAAGAAACAATGTCAGTCGAAACCGTCGAGGAAGCCGCACCGGCGGTAACCGCAGACATCGAAGCACGCGAGGCCATCGCCTCAGTCCGTGAGCAACTCGCAGCAGTCGAGGCCCGCTCATTCACCAGCGAGCCCGTTCACCCGCTCGCCCAGTACCGCGACTTTGGCGCGTACTCCAAGGCAGTCCTCGCCGGCGAAGTTGAGTCCCGCGCACTCTACGACCAGGTGACGGACAACAACCCGGGCGTCATGCCCCCGAACTGGATGATGCAGGTTCAGGGCATTATCGACCTCGGGCGTCGCGTCATCACCGGAGTCGGCGGCCCAATGTCTGCCGGAACCGCAGGCATGGACATCAACTGGCCCTATTTCGACGGGAGCCTAACTTCGATAGTCGAAGCACAGGCAAATGAGAAGGACGAAGTTAACAGCGTCGCTATCAACCTCGAAAAGGGAACCGCAACTCTCGACACTTACGCCGCTGGCTCGGACATTTCCTACCAGTTGCTTCAGCGCTCGAGCCCCTCGTACCTTGACGCTCACAACCGCATCATGGCCGCGTCATACGCGACCGTGACCGACCGCAAGTTTACTCAAGACTTGTGGCTCGACGGCACCGGACTACAGGATTATGACTTCGCGGCCGATACCACGGGTGCCGGATTCCGTGAGGCCGTGTTCGGCGCATCGGTCAAGGTTGAGGACGCTACCCAGTCCCCGGCTAGTGCGGTCTTCGTCTCGACCGCAGTCTTTAACAAGATCGGCGGCTGGAGCACTTTCCAGCCCGAGCCTTACACCGTCCAGAACGTGTCGGGCGTCGCAACCGCGTCAACCTTGCGCGTTAATGTGTCTGGCCTTCCGGTCATTCGCGCCACCTGGCTCGACACTAACGCGGCCTACAACGCAATCGTGACCAATGGCGCGGCAGCCCGTTGGGTCGAAGACGGCCCCAGGTTGAGTACAGCCGAGAACGTAGGAAAGTTGGGACGCGACCTGGCCATTTATGGCTATGGCGTTACCGCAGCATTCCTGCCCGCTGGCATCGTCCGAGTTGCGAACGCTTAACCGCTGAGATAAGGGACGCGACGATATGGCACTCGTGACGGGTGAGGAACTAGCGACAGCGCTGGACCTCGACTATGACCCGCCGACGGAGCCCTACGATCAGGTGGCAGAAGCCGCCGACGATATCGTCGCGTCCCTACTCACCGACGGCGCCTACGAACTCGAGCCGGCAGCCTGCAAAGAAGCCGCGCTCTCGGTGGCCGTCGAGATCTTCCAGGCACGCACCGCAGCCGGCGGCCAGGCCGTGGCGACCGATTTCAGCCCAGGCCCTTACCGACTATCGGTTTGGATGACGCGCCGCGTTATGTCCCTCCTCGGCCCGTACATGAACGTGACGGGGATGATCGGATGACCGCCCTAGTTACCGAAGCCAGAGAGGCCCTAGTAGCCGCGTTCACCGGGCAAGGCCTCCAGGTCTATACAACCGTACCGGCTGTACCTCGGCCACCAGCCGTCGTCATTATCCCAGACTCGCCGTGGATCACTCACGAGCGGGGAACCGCACTGGGCTACCGCGTGCGCTGGCGCGTCCTCATCGTGATTAGTCCTCGCAATAATGAGGCCGCGACCTTGGATGTTGAGAACGCTATCGACCTCCTCCTCCCGCTCATCCCCGCAGGATTCTCATGGGATGTCGTAAACCCCCCGCAACTCAATGATGTGGGAGCGCAAGGCACCGTTTACACCACGGAGATAAACGTCTCCGTTTCAATGAAGGAGAATTAAATGGCAGTTGTATCCGTGGCTGGTGCCGCGTTCACCGTCGAGGTAGGCGCCACCCAGTACGAAGATCAGATCACAACCGGCACTATCACCACCACGCCGACGATCATCCGCACCAAGACCCTCAGCGATGTCGCGTTTAACCAAACGGACCTGAACTCGACCATCTCGCTCGATTTCCTGTACGACGAGAACAGCGGCATTTACGACGCGCTCCAGACTGCTATCGCAGGCGCGGCCGCAGTCGCCGTTACTGTGGAGTCGGCCACTGGCGTCTGGACCGGCGCGGCCATGTACATCGACTCCGCCGAGGTCACGTTCGACGCCGCCGGAATCGCCACTTGCACCGTTTCCATGCAGGGAACCGTTACATTCGCATAATCAACTAGTGAACGGGGAGACTCCATGTATCCAAGCATTACCGTAACAACGTCAGACAGTCCCGAATCGACCACTTATCAGATCTGCTCCGCGGATCTTATGGAGGCCGAGGAACTGTACGAAAAGGCAAAGCGCAAGCCGGGCACCATGGGTATCCGCTTAATCTGCGCCTACATTCACTCGACCGGGGAATCGCCTGTAACACTGGCACAGGTCAAGGCCTGGGCAAAGGATAAAGAAGTTTGGGCAGAGGACGCCGAAACGCCGGACCCTACCCAGCCGGATCTGTCCGCAGATTCATAACCCAAGTTGCCATACGGATCGGCAGGCCCATTGAGGAAGTAGCGGCCTACGACCCCAGGCAGTTAGCGACGATCGTGGAGGTGCTTTCGAGTGGCAGTCGGAACGACTAGGACATTCGACACCTACGTCGACGGGCTTAACGACATTCTGAAAGGCCTCCGAAAGTTTGACAAGGAAGCCACCAAGGAATTGCGCGTGGCCTCTCGTGCTATTGCTGAGAAACATATGGTCCCCGCGTGGCGTAATGCGGCCCTAAACTACGCGGGCTCATGGGGCCCTACCATTGCCGCTACTGTGCGCACCGGCTCAGACCGTATTCCATTCGTCAAGATCGGCGCAAACAAGAAGACCCTTTCAGGTGGGGCGTCGCCAACAATGGTGCGCTACATGTCAGACAAGGGCAACCAGGGCCGAGCCGGGGCAAGCGCGCCTCCCGCGTTCGGGACAGGTACGGATTGGATGTCGCATGTCAAGGCATACCAGGGACCGGCTCTACAGGAGTGGGCGGACGCCGTAGATCGAGTAGTCATCAAATGGAGCGTGATGTAATGGCATTCGCAGGCAAGACATTAACGGTCTACCTAGCCGCCGATACCGCCAAACTGCGCGCCGGGCTAAACAGCGCAGACCGCAGCCTCTCTGGATTTGGCAGCAAACTTACCAGCATGGTCGGGCCCGCCCTGCTCGGTGCGGCCGCAGCCGCCGGGGCGTTCGCCGTAGCCATTGGAGTGGACGCCGTACAGGCAGCCATGGACGAGGAAAAGGAACTTGCGAAACTCAACACCACGCTAGAAAACCTCGGGTTCACGGCAGCCTCAGACCAAATCAACACCTTTATCGACGATATGCAATTCGCTACAGGAGTGACCGATTCAGAACTACGCCCGGCATTCGAGCGTCTGCTGATCGCCACGGGCAGCGTTGCACAGTCACAGAAACTTTTGAACATTGCGGTCGATACATCGTATGGCGTCCAGAAAAGTGTGGCCACCGTAGCCAATGCACTCGGCAAGGCATACGAGGGAAACTTTGGCGCCCTAAACAAACTCAACGGCGGCATCGACTCTTCCATAATTAAAAACAAAGATTTAACCGGGGCTGTCCAAACGCTTGCCGATATACACGGAGGCCAGGCCCAAGCCAATGCCGAAACACTCGGCGGCAAAATCGGGATCTTGAGCATTGCATTTGACGAACTCAAGGAATCGCTAGGCAAAGGCCTTATTGACGGGTTCACGGAATCAGGGGACGGCATAACGACCCTCACGGGCAGGATGCGGGAACTTCAGCCACAGACAGAAGATCTCGGTTTCGACATTGGCGTGCTCGGACAAAACCTTCTGGAAGCAGCGCTAGGGGCTAAAACCTTCATTGACGAAACTAACAACATGCTGCAAGGCGTTCTTAGTTACGGTGGCCCGGTAATCCAGGCGTTCGGTAATACCATCTTAGATATGCTCAGCCCAGTCGGAGCAGCGATAGGCAAAATCTCCGACTTAAATAAAGCCGTTAACCCGTCAGGAGGATTCAACCCCTCGCGGGCAGAAGACTCCATGAACCGCGTGTCTAAGGCAGCGGCAACAATGGCCGATCGTTTTGGCGAGGCAGAGGAAGAAGTAGATCCTTTAACAAAGAAGCAAACAAAACTAGGCACCGTAATTGAAAAAATGAACCCTCGTTTGCGTGCCCAGATAGATCTAGTTAAAGAACTGACGGATAAAGTTAGCGACGCAGGCAAGGCCCTAGAAGACGCTCGCAAGGAAATGAATTCATGGATCTCCACAATGGCCGGGAACATTACCTCTGAAATAAACCTCGGGACCGCGTTTGAGGCCATGTTCAATTCGGAAGGCGAGAAGACTGGTCAAAGCCTCCTAGACGGATTTAACAAGCAGATCACGCAGGCGGGCATATTCGGCAATTACCTTAAGCAACTGAACTCCGAGGGTGGCCCGGAACTCCGGGACGCCGTGGCTGCCCTCGGTCCCGAGGCAGGCAATAAACTTGCCAAGGAAATCATCGACCAGGGCCTTATTCCCACGATGCAATCCAAGTTAGTTGACGTGCAAAGTATGGCGGAGACCACGGCAGCCGAGATGGTGCCGCCCATGCTGGTCGCTGGTGTGGCATCTGCCGCCGGGTATCTCATGACGATGCAGGCCGAACTCGATGAGTCGAGCGCTCTCCTGGCCGAGATGGGCCGAAAGATGGGCGCAACCTTGACCGAGGCCATGGTCAAGGAAATCCGCGACGCCCTTGCCGGAGCAGGATTCGCCCAGGCAGGCGCCAGCGCGACTATTGCGGGAGCACCGACGCCAGGCATGGAACAGGCGCAACTTATTGCAGGTAGCCCACTACTAAACGGAACCGCGATCATGCAGGCAATCCAGCGAGCGATAGCCGACTCGGATCAGCGCTTGGGCCGCACTGGGCAGGTAGTTCTTCAATGACTAGCCCAGTGACGCACATCATTATCGGGGGCGTGAGCCTTGACTTGGCAGACGTCGAATATCAGGTCTCGGTTACTCATGGCCGCAACGACATTAAGTCGCAGCCCGAAGCCTCGACCGCCGTGATCTCCCTCCGAGGCGCCGAGGGTCTTGCAATCGACCTAACGGCAGTCGTCGATATTACGACCTATGGCTTCCGCCGATTCACCGGCGAAGTGACAGACCTAGCGATCACTCACCTATCCTCAAGCCCGCCGACGGCAATCACCACAATTACCTGTATCGGTAATCTATCGAACCTTGGATCGAGAATCACCGGGACATCTGGCTACTCATCCGAAACCGTGTACTTGCGGGCCGATGAGATCCTCACCGACTCGGGACAGACTTACCTTAACGGCGGCACCACCTCCCTAGAGTTATTTGCCGTGTCGGCTGGCAACGCACAACCCCAAACCTGCCTAGATGGACTCCAGGCCCTAGCCGAATGGTCGGGCGGAACCTACTTCGATACGCCCGAGGGTTACGTCGTATTCGAGTCCTACGGCAACCGCGGCTCAACGGCTTTTCCTGGTGCATGGGGAGCCCAGATAAACACCTGGGCCGATGCGGAATCGAGTTGGGACTCCTACCCATCGACCACGGCCGCAGTCAACCTGCCCAGCAATGGCGTTATCTTCACGCCCGCATGGACTCAGAACCAGGTCTCGATCATCAACGATGCCACGGTCAGCCACGGCTCAAACCCGTCATATCACCAGGCGACCGATGCCGGCTCGATCGCCACCTACGGCCGCCGAGCCCTAACCCTGGAAACAGGCCTCAAGGCGAACGCCGACGCCATAAGCCGGGCAAACGCCATCCTCCTAGCCCAGGCCTACCCATTGTGGAACCTAGGCAATATCTCGATTTACGTGGACGAATTGACAGTGCCAGAGCGGGATCAGGTACTAGCCCTTATATCTGGCTCAAGCGTCCTAGTTAATGACCTGCCTCAGCCCGCACCTTTCGAGCAGTTCCTCGGCCTGGTCGAAGGATGGTCCGAGACCTACACGCCCGGTCAGCACATTCTGACGCTCTCCATTTCAGACCCCAGATATTCATACCAGACGGTTACCTGGGGAGAGGTAGACCCGACGCTACAATGGGGCGACGTAGATCCGACCATTATCTGGTACAACGTAGTTACCGCCGACGACCTAATCGCCGCCTAGGAGGCAAAGCATGGCAACCACTACAGGAGGCTCGACCTACGTCCTTTCGACGGATCTCGTAGCCGACTACCCCACGGCCTCACTGGCCCTAGCGAACCGGGTCGACGTTGTGGCCTCGGGCTCGATCCAATACAACACCGCGACTTATACGGCCACAGTGGCCGACATCCTGGCCGGTAAAACGATTATTCAGAACGCCGCCGGGGCAACAACCGTAAACCTTCCAAGCGCGTCCCTCGTCGACGGCATGGCACTAACGATCGCAAACGTTGGCGCCGGAACCGTCACAGTCGCCACTGGCACGCTCATTGGCACGACGACTATTAGCCAATACGGCACGATAACGGCCATCTATCGAACAGCCATTACCAGTTGGTATCTCATCCCTACAGGCCCGGCAGTAACCCCAGGCTCAGGGACAGCCCTTAAAACGGACACCTATACACAGACCTCGGCCACGTTTACCGACGTCACGGGCCTCTCTATCGCCATCACCCCCAAGGCCACAGCAAGCAAGGTATTAGTCATTGTGTCGCTCGGTGCCGTCGACGCCTCGACCGCCGATTTCGTCAATTTCCGGCTCATGCGCGACTCGACCCCTATCGGGATAGCAACTTCGGCCAGCAGCCGAGTCGCGGCGACATCCAACCACACGCCCGCAGCATCCAACAGGCCAAGCGCGGTCATTCTGTCGGTCCTGGACAGCCCGGCTAGTTCCGTGTCAGTCACCTATAAAGTGCAGGCCCAGTCACCAGGTTCGACCCTGTACTTAAACCGCACCGCGAGCGATACCGACTCGGCCTCATTCCCGCGCACTGCCTCGACCATCACTGTATTGGAAGTGATCTAAATGGATATTGCCCTTGCACTCCAGCACATGCGCCCGGGTGAGGAATGGACCCTGAACGGGGACACTTACGACGGGCTTACCTGGCTATCTAAGACGAAGCCGCCGACCGAGGCCGAGATCCAGGACGCCTACCCGGGCATCGTGGCGGGCATTAAAGCCGAGCAGGTCAAGGCAGAAAAGCAAACAGCAGCGGCAGTCAACACGATCGAAAAGGCCACCGGGCTTACCGTGGCCGAAATCCGCGCAGCGTTAGGAATTTGACATGAGCGACGTCCAGGCCGACGAAATCATCGAGGCATTAGAGCCCATCGAGGAGCCCAAAAAGAAGCCCGCCAAGAAGGCGCAGCCAAAGGCCCCGACCTCGACGCAACGCGCCCGGGCCGTAGTGCTCGAACGCCTCAAGAACCGTTAGTTTGGGTCATGCAATGGACCGACATAGCCGGGATAGTTCTCGTGTTCCTCACGATTACCAGCCTCATACTCGGCGGCCTCATGTGGTTCATCCGAACAGTTGTTCGACAAGAACTCGAGAAATGCACTCGCACAATACAGCCCGGATACAGGAACGGCGGGGAATCGCTGTCCGACATTTCGCACAAACTCGACGAGATCTCTCGTCGACTCTGAGACTGGTGGTGGGTCATGGGTAAATGGTTGGCGGTTACTTGGGAAGGTACGGTCCTCAAAAGCCTCCTAGGATGCCTCCTAGGGGCCTTGGGCTCATGGCTCACCACCTCAGAAGTCCACCCCCTCATCGTGGCCCTAGGGGCCGCAGGGATACCCGTCCTAATGAACGCCCTCAACACTTCAGACCCGCGCTACGGCAAAGGCGCCCAGCCACACCCCGACGATGTAGCCACAGCCCACGAATTCGAAATCGAGGGCGAGTAATGGCCGCCTGGCGCCCAGTCGCCGGAATCACGACCCTTCGAGATCAAGTGAATAAGCGCTGGCCTAAGCGTGACAGGCGCAGCGACGGGGTTTGGGGCAACAAAGATCACCAGGCCAGAATCAGCGACCATAACCCCGACAGCCGAGGCCTCGTGCATGCGCTAGACATCGACGCCGACCTAGACCCGAAAGACCCTGGAGCGGCCCAAAGGCTTGCTAATCAGATCGTGGCCTACGCCGCGTCTGGCCTGCCAGGCTCAAACCGTCTCAAATACGTCATATTTGATAATAAATTGGCATCGGGCACCTACGCCAATTCCATGTGGACGTGGCGAAAAGGACCGTGGGGGCACGAGAGGCATATACATATTTCCTTTACTAGTAAGGGCGAGGCCAACGGGCAGGCATTCCCCCTGCCGATTCTCAACACGCCCAAAAAGTAATTTCCCGTAAACCTTGCAAAGCCCGCAAACCTCCTGTACGTTCCTCCTGTAGGGGAAACCAACCATAAGGAGTAATCATGCACAGCGACAAAGTATCTGACGCTTTCGCCGCCGATCCGATCACACTGCTCGACGATTTAATGCAACTGCTCCACGACGCTGGACACGAGGATCTCGCGGACGACGTGGCCTCGATATGTTGCATCCTTGACAGTCGCCGGGTACGCGTAGCATGACCGAGATCATCACACCAGGAGAAGCCGCAAAGATTCTAGGTGTCTCCACAGATACAGTCGGACGATACCTAGACCTTGGCATTATTGAGGGACATAGGACTCCCGGGGGCCAGAGGCGAGTAAACCGCGACAGTGTGGAATCAGTCATCCGCACCCGCGTATCGTCTACCGTAACGATCATCGAGGCGGGTTGATTGTGGCACTCGTCGCAGCAGCGGCGATACTCACAGGCCCCACGTACGCCGTCCCTCAAGATCAAGTCCAGTACGTCGAATGTGTGGCCGAGAGAGAAAGTCACTCGAACCCCAAAAGCACTAACCGGGCAAACGGCTATTTTGGCATGTTTCAATTTAATGACGCCCTGACCGACGGGGCTACTTGGATGATGCTTGACTGGATTAAGACCTGGCACCCTAAGCCGCTTAAGTTTGCGGCCTACCTACGATCAGTCGAGATGCACAAATGGCCAAGGAATCTACAGATAGCGGCCATGGTCGAAACACTTAATCACCGGGGAAAGTGGTCCGGTGCCCATCATTGGGCCGGCGGCCGATGGACCTGCACACCAGGAAAGGCAGCCAAATGAGTCTTCAATACTTTGTCAGAGTCCTGTTCTACATTGGGGCTACAGCAGTCGGCCTGGCATTTATGGGCCTTATAGGTTGGCTAGAGGCACCGGGCCTTTAACAAACACAAACAAACAAGGGGAAACGATGATTCTGTATTCATGTAATCACTGCCGAGAAATCATGCACGAGGGCGCATATCTGACGCTTTCGCCGCGCTCGGCCATTCCTATGCATTTCTGCTCGTGGAATTGCCTGGAAATTATGGCGGTTAATCATGGCGTTTGATCTGTCGCAATACGAAACGGTCGATACCAGGATTCATAAGTTCTGGGCCGAGCATAAGAACGACGGCCGGCTGCACACCAGGCTCATTGAGGTAATCAGAGACGACTCTGGCCGGCCCCTGCAATACGTCATGGAGGCCGAGGTTTGGATAGCCGACCGGCTCATAGCGAACGGCTACGCCGAGGAAGTCGTAGGCGGCTCTCCGGTCAATAAGACAGCAGCCCTCGAGAACTGCGAGACGTCCTGTCTTGGCCGCGCACTCGCTAACGCGGGCTACAGCAAGGAGAAGTTTCGGGCGTCTATGACCGAGATGACTAAGGCCGAAAGGCTCACCGGCACACCGGACGACGACCCTTTCTACAAGCCTCAACCTGTAGTCGAGACTTTCCCTAATGGGCAGCCTGTACCTACAGACGCGGGTAAGCCCGTGATCTATGGCTCACAGCAGCCCGCCTCTACAGCCCAGAAGGGCAAGATCAGGGGCACCGCTAAAGACATGGGCGTTACGACTCGCGAGGAATTCATGGGCCTAGTCAATGCCTGTCTCATGGCGGCTAATCATGATACGGTCGCGACTCTCGACGACCTCACTAAGAAGCAAGCCTCAGACGTTATCGAGAAAATGCAGGAATCTACGACCGTTGAGGCGTTCACGGAAGGGGCCGGACAATGATTGCCACGTGTGCAGACGTTCGCAAATGGGCTCGAGCGATGGGAATTCCCGTCGGGGCTCGTGGCCGAATCCAAGAGGTACTCTGGGAGGACTATCTAGACCGTCACCCCGAGGCCACTAACTAGCCTCGCCTCATGCGGGAGCCCACTAGTGACCGACTAGCGCGAGCGACGACCGCACACCAGGTGGCCTGCCTTTACCGGATGGCTCTAACCCAGGGATGAAACTGGTGGGCCTGCTATGCGGAAATGGGTGCATAGTTGCGGAGTAGTTGCAAGATCGGAAACGATTAGAGGAAGTTCGGGGAAGATACTCACTCAACCACCAGAGGCCGCTCGGCTCGGCCCGCAGGGAAGAGCCGGGGCGAGCGGCCCAACTCGAGGGGAAACTAAATGCACACCAATACAGAACTCGACGCACACTGCCGAAAGGCCAACTGCAATTGTGGCCACGTAATCTGTTACCGAGGATGGATAGACACCGACCAGACAAGCCCATGCCAATACTGCCGACCAGAGACGCACGAACGCTGGCTTATGGCATGCCAAGCCCGACAGAAGGGCTACCCCGTCGAAGCCGTACACCGCATCCTCGCCGGGCGCAAGACATGAGCGGCCTACGATCGAGCAGTGCCTATAAGACATGGCGCAAACAAGTACTCGCGAAATGCGAGCCCGTATGCATACGGTGCGGCTACCCAGTCGACATGACACTACCCGGCTCACACCCCGACGGCCCAAGCGCAGACCACGAACCACCACTAGCCGAAACAGGCGAAATAGCCCCCACGCTTGACCAAGCAGGCATCGCCCACCTCTCATGCAACAAAACACACGGCGGAAAACTTGGATCAGCACGCGCAACCGCAAAACGCAAACCAAATGCGAGCAATGTCCGTTTTTCAGAGAAGCCTAATTCTAC